CACAAACACAAACATCATATTACCTGAAGGGGTGGGGGGTCGCCCGTGCCCTACCCTGTACCCTCTCTCTCACGTGTGGCGTTCGGCTGCCTCTCTGCTCTTCATGTTGGCGCCTCGGTTGAATGCCTCCCGTCCATGGCATAAGTAAAGCCCCGCCGTGTGGCGGGGCTTCACTCTTACGTGTGGTGCGTTAGGCCTTCTTGCTCTTGCGAACCTTGCGCACCTTAACGGGCTGATTCATCCAATCAGTCGCATCGACCAGAGCAGTCCCCCGATCGAAGTCCTTGATGGAGTGCCGATAGGCCCTCGCCTTATTCAGAGTCGGAAAGCTCTTGCGCTTTCCCTCGGTCGTAATGACCGTGTACTTGTTGGGCATGTCGCCCCTTTCCGTCCCCTTCAAGTGGGACGCCACCAGCATGGACTACGTGACGTGCCGTAAATAGGGTCGAAAGACCCTAATGAAAGGGTCTTGACTTCGGGCGTAGCTTGTGGATCACATCTTGGACACGTGTCTAAGGTTCACGTGTGTGCGCACGTGATGTGTGTGTGTGTGCCTGCGTGCGTGTACTTGAGCAGGGTGGGCTGTCGTTGGACTCTCGCCTGGTGCGCACGTTGGGGTGTTGGATTGGTGTTTGGATTCGTGTCTCGGTCTTGTGATGTGCGCCTTATGCCCGTACGTTACAGTGTGCTCGACTCCGTGGCGCACGGTCTTCTTCGAAGACCACACGGGACGGAGGGCTTGACGATTGGGCCGAGATGGTGTATGGTTTTGGTGACGGTTGAGGTTCTCCCCCGTGAAGGTGAGAGGGACCGAGGCTTGCCGACATAGCTCCTCTCCCGAGTGCGTAAGGACACTGCTCCCACGTGGGACCAAGCCCCAAGATCGCACGAAGGACTGGCCGAGGTAGGGTTTGGAGTGATCTAGTGCACACGAGGGAATGGTTTCTCGCAAGGGAGGACTGCCACTCGCCCGAGCCAGTCTTCGTGTGTGAAGGACCGAGAAGCTGGTTCTCACGTACGGGGAGATTGACACCTTGTGCGTGTAAAGGGAGTCGGTCCTCCCTTAGTGCGCACTCATACAGAGTGCGTAGTACACGGAGGACATACGATGTTGGAGACTAGGAAGTTGTGGCGACCCGAGGATGATGATCCTCGTGTTCACGTGCGTTATGCTGTGATTGAGTCACGTTACGTACGGAAGGTTGCCCCGTTGTTGAAAGGGTCGTCGTACTCGATCGTTACGAGTACGGACTCACGTACGTTGGTGCGTGGGACTGACCGTCAAATGAGCCTTGATGATGTGCTTGCCCGTGCGTGGGCGTATGGTGTGGGTGCGCATGAGGTTCCTGATACGATAGGATGGTGACGTATGTGTGGTCCACACGTGCACGTTGAAGGTGATCGTGGCAATTGGACAGTGGTCCGTCGTGCGTACGAGGATGACCTGATTGGTCGGGCTTCGTTCTTGTGTGTGCATGAGGCTATGAGGTTTGCTGATGAGTGTGGTGCGCACGAGGATGCGCATGAGTTTAGGCTCACGATTGAAAGGACGGTCTGATGACACGCTGGCACATAAGCGCCACACCTACGAGGGATGGCGATGCAATGTTGTACAACGATTACGGTGATGTCTCGTACATGCCAGACATGTATGACTGTGACATATGCGAGGAGGAGGAGACGCCCATCACGGAGCGTTGGCATATCCTCGCAAGCAGGCCGAGTACATGCGAGATGACCGAGGTTATGTGGACGTGCAAGTTCTGCGCTTCCACGAGTGGTGCCACTAGGCACGGAGAGGATTGCACTCATGCGTGAGTACAAGCTGACTGAAGATGAAGTCGGGACATTGGTCGATGCGTTACGTGTAGCGTATGAGGCTGAGAACCGAGTCGATGTCGGAGAGGCACATGAGGCGTACACGTGGATCATCGGTGATCGTAACGTGGCAGTCATGTGTCGGGACTACCAGGCTGGTGAGCAGCAGTTGTGTGACTATCATGCACGTGTTGCTGAGATTGAGTACCCTCAAGGGTGGCGAGGCTATCCTGGTGACATATGCAGACATGGTATGTACACTGGTGGGTCAGGTGTTGATTGGATGTGTGGTCCGTGCGAGATGGGAGATTATGATGATGAATGAGAATTGGGATGAGTGGCGTGCACGTACGAACGAGGGCCGATGCTGGCCGTTCACGTGTGACTGTGAAGGAGGCGAGGATGGTGACACACGTAGTGCCAACGTCTTCGACAATCCCGTGCGTTTGCGTGAGGAGCCTGAGTCGTTGGATACCAGAGCCTTGCGTTTACTACATGAGGAAAGAGACATTCTCCTTGCGCAAGTGGAGGAGATCGAGAGTGCGATCCTTAGGATCGGACGAAGGAGCAGGGCATGAAGGTACGAGCGTACGTGGCGAACATGAATCATCGCCAACTAATAGACCACTTGAACCTGCGCTTGCAGGCATACACCATATACGAGGCTACTGGTGTGTTCGAGGGTGCGACTGAACCAGCCTCGGTCATCGAGGTTCTTGGGTACCATGACCATAGTGAGTGGGTGAATGCCCTCGCACTCTACGCTCACCAGTTTGGTGAGGATAGTATCCTCGTAGATGTGACCAACGAGTATGGTCACTTCCCTTCACTCGGACATGTGAGTGATGCTGAGCCTGACTTCGTTAGGTGGGAGCGTTTACGATGAAGCTCGCAGCGTGGGTACTACGTAGTGGTGATGTCATCGAGTACGATGACCACATATGGGCCGTGCGTAAGGCAGAGCTAGCGTCTGGTCCTCGTACATGGGGTGAGGTGCGAGTCAACCTCCGTAGGGTGGATGATAAGCTGGATCATGTCATGTATGCGCAAGAGGATGAGAAGTTCAAGGGTGTGCGCATACGAGGCGCACGCTACACTGAGAGTCAGTGGCGCCATCTGATTGATGGCGAGTACGAAGGAAGGCCATACTAATGGAACGTCCGTACATAGAATACATACACGTGGTCAATAGCATGTCACCTCGGGTGCGTGCTAAGGCTGCTGCGATGGAGGAGAAGAGGCGTAGCATGCGTGACTTACGTGCCTTGCTCACGCACTTGCGTAAGGAGTTCAATGCTCCGATGATTGCGCTCAAGGAGGGTAAGCTGATCGCTGGGGCAGGTATCTTCTTGCACCCTGCGCAGAACGCAAGGCTTATGGTACCTGAGCACGAGACTGACATGAAGCAACATCTCAAACGCCACCCCGTTATCGTGTTGTATGAGGATGAGCATTGCTCACCGTGGATGACACCGTTGAACTGGTATACGGTGGCGCATGAGTTTGCGCACTGGTTGGAGTATGACAAGCTAGGCCACCATGAGGACCACAACGATGTGTTCCAACAGCAGCTTAAGCGTAGCGTGAACGTGGCATACAAGTGGGCAGAAGGGAGACTCTAATGCAGTCAGGTTGTTGGTGCTTGAAGACGGGGTTCGTGAGTGAGCATAAGGTTACGGGTAGCACTGCTCAAGATGGCAGGGTTATCACCACGTATGACATCACGCACAAGGGCAATGGTGAGACACATTCCAACGAGGTACGTTGGTACGCTGGAGCATACAGATTGTATGACAGCGTTGGAGATAGAGAGGAAGGCAGGTACACATATGCCAGTCAAGTATGACATCACAAGTGAAGAGATGAAGGAGAATATCCTCGCAGTGTATGAGGACGCAGTTCAGTGCGTGCACTGTGACAAGGGTGAGGCTACTAGGTGGTACACGATGAAGGGATCGTGGATACGTGAACAGTCGAAGGCTTATGGCCTTGATGTTGAGCGTGCGTTCCATATCTATGCGCTGCTGAGTGCGAACAGTACGGTGTTGGAGAATGATGCGTCCTTCATGCGCTACTTACGTAAGCGTAGGGTGAAGCATTTCCCTGACATCGTGTCTCGTATAGCCCAGGTCAGGCGCACAGGTGAGGCACCTACGTTCAAGAACGCAGCGAAGATTAGTAGCTACGCTGAGAACCTGAGGTTCCCTCGTCGTGACCGTGTGATCACGGTGGATAGGCATAGTGCACGTATAGCAGTGGCTGATGCTGCTGCTGCTGCTGCTATCCTTGCACGTGGTAGCTTAGCAGGGTACCGACTGATTGAGGGTGCGTATGCTACGGTGGCCGAGGCCGTTGGCCTCTTGGGTCACGAGTTGCAAGCGTTGACGTGGGTACATGTAGTTGATGGACACCAGGAATGGAGATGACCATGGACATGAGGCCTGAATGGTACGGTAGGTGCATCGGGTGTGATGACCCGTTCACTGAGTATGACTTTGAGGATGACATTACCGAGGTTGTCACGCAGTATGGTGATGGCTTTGCGCACGATGAGTGCATGAACGAAGGGATGCAGGTGATCTAAGATGTGGCGATTGACACCGATTATGGCGATGATGGTGGAGCAGAATGCTACGTGTGCTGAGGTGGCTGCTGACTTGGCACGTGAGGGTACGTTGAACCTGATCAACGAGGTTGATATGGCTGCTGTTGCAGTCATGCGTAACGACGAGTCGATACTTGACGTTGAGCAGTGCATCAGCATGGGTGAGTGGGAAGAGAGCGAAGCATTCGTGAACTGGATGTTTGATCAAGGGTGGTGGTCGTGAGATGGCTAACACTATGGGTGTGCCTGATCGTGACCCTGACCTCGTGTTCTACCACGATGACGGGAGAGTCGAGGCGATCTGGCTCCCGAGGCACGTCCGTTGTGACCACCACGACCACGAGGGTACCGTCTTCATCGACGACCACCTACCCTCCGACCACGAGTACGAGTCCACCGAGTACCCGTTTGAAGTCTAATGTGGGTGTGTTCCAACCAGGGTGGGAGACGGAGCCAGTAGTAGCAGCGTATCAACAGACCTATGTGGGTGCGTGTGCTGGAGCGTACGTCATGCCTCATAGGCTAGCGCAGATGTATGGGAACAAACCCTTTATCTACATAGAAAACTCGGGTCGTCCGATAACAGATGTGTTATCAGGTGACATGGATGAGTGTTGGCGCAGCATACTAGGCCAGGTACCAGAGGGTGAGATCGTGGCACCCTTGGCTGAGGCCAACGGGGAATGGGTGAGCTACCATGGTACACCTGAGCAGGTAGCGCAGGCATACGAGAGGATCAGGTCGTTGGACCCTGGTCACCATCGGTGGTGTGGTAGCTTCACCATCATGGCTAACGTTGACCCATATGTGGAGGCTGTGCTTCCACATGTGGATGTGTTATGCCCCTCGGCATATGACTTTGACGGGGCGCAGGATGTAGCAGGTAAGGTGCGAGCACACGCTGAGCATGGGCTACCCGTGTTGCTAGCTCAGACTGGTACGGTGAGGGATGACAAGCGAGCGTGGCTTAACGGTCTTGTTCGGGAACTGTATGGTGAGGTTGAGGCAGTGATCTACTTCAATCAGCATCAGTACGCAATAGAAGGAGGATGGTGATGTTCCCACCAGCAGGAGCGCAGGTATATTACAACGATTACGGTGAGCCATTGGGTTGGGACATGCCCAACTACGATGAGCCACCTGATCCCGATGATTGGTACGAGCAGAACGACTACGAGCAGGATGATTTCTACTACGCAGCCGAGGTCTGGGATGTGTGCCAATGTGGTGATGAGGAGTTTGGTGCGTGTGGGAAGGACACGTGTCGTACTGAGTACGAGACAACTGACGGGGACATGAAGACGGAAGATCAGTGGGCGTTGGTTCGTAACCCACGCTTGAATGACGATTGGTACTAATGGTGAAGGGCAAGATAGTACAGGGCATGAAGCGTGGCACCCAACGGGGTGCCACCATATGCCATGTGTGTCGGAAAGAAATAGAAACGAAACCGTACCGTGTCCCGATGGCTGGGATGATAGGTGCGCATTGGCAAGTGTGCTTCGAGCACAGGGAGTGGATTGATTATGAACATGAAGGAAGCGTATGAAATCTTGGGCCTTACGTCCAAGAAGGAGAGGTACGAGGGTACCCCGTACCTAAAGATTGTCGGGACAGGTGGACCGTGGGGTGGTGAGTTCACGTATGAGGTGATCGTCGCTCGTCGGCGCACGGCGCCTCTGATCTGGCACTTCGGTACCACATCAGCCATGACTGGTGGGTACCGTGAGTATGGTGATGGGTACGTGGCTCAGATCAAGGACCATGCACAAGTGCATCTCGAAGAGGTTGATGGTGAAACGCCAACACCTGAGCAGTTGCATGCGTTCATGTTTATCCTTGATAGCAAGGAGTGCAGTGACCCGATGAAGGACTTCTCATGGTAGACGACATAGAAACACGATGGCGTGTCGTGTTGCAAGAGAATGGGTTGGGTACTCGCATGTATGCTATCGAGGATACATGGAGTAGCACGTTCGTTGAGCACTACAACACCTGGGGTGGGATGCTTGTGTCACGATATGGTAGGCGCCTTGACGCTGTGCGTCGGATCGATTCCTTGATACGTGAGAGTAAGGCCAAGGCATGGAAGGATGTGGCTGATGGTCAAGAGTAGAGATGTGGCTGCGCACGAGGAGAACGTGCGCTTGTGGCAAGAGACACGCAGCCCTGCTGTCATGCTCGAAGCTAACCAAGGCAGGCTGATCGAGGCAGTGAACGCACACGCTGCGTTCCTCGGTCGTCAGCACCTGACCAAGGACTACGAGCAGGCAGCAGCAGTGGGGTTCTTGCATGCGTTCGAGGTGAAGGATTGGGACCCTGAACAGGGGACTATCGGGACATTCACTCATCACTGGATGCGTGCCATGATGCAGAAGGACGTGGACCGTACGCTAGGGTGGGTTGGTATCAGCGCACCCTTCAGTGTGGTGACAGCCCAACGTCCAGTGTCAGACATGCCCTTCGTTGACTCACTGTCCCGACCACTACGTGGGTCGGGAAACAAGGTGCGTCACGTGGAGGATGTCATACCTGACCCGACTGATAGCTATGGCGAGGTAGTCCATCGCCTCGCTCTGACACAGGCACTGGATGAGGTGATCAGTCGCCTCGATGAGCCGATGGCTCAGTGGGTGAGGGACTGGTTGCACGTGGGTGCTGAGCGTGGTGCTGGACCCAGGCTAGCCAAGTATTGGGGTGTCTCCACCGTTACCGTGTTCGCCAGGATCAAGGCGATCAGGGACTTGGTGACAGTGGAGATGAACGATATTGAAAGACCGTACTAACATAGCTCTGAAAGAAAGGAAGTAACTATGGTTACTAGTAGTAAGAGTCAGCCCCTAGAGGGGGCTGACGAAGAGGTAGTAGTTAGTGAAGTACCACCTACGCTTGAGGACTTAGCCGAGGTCATCGAAGAGATGAATGAGGCGAGCGCTAGGCGAGGCTCACTAGTGAGCCAGTCTCAACTGGCTCGTCAGAATGCAGTTGATGAGGCCATCAACATCATCTTCTCCTTGCTCGTGGATGCCTATGTCGAGGACGTAGACGACGAGGAGTACGAGGACAAGGACGAGTACGACTCGGTTGAACCGTACGACTCTGGTCCTGTTGGTGACGAGACCAGTTACCTTGGGCGCTAAGTCACAGCGCCGAGGCAAGCAAGGTGAGTATGAGGTGGCACGCTTGGTCAATGGGATCAAGGTGTCACGCCCTCGTAAGAGGGGCGTCGATGTGGTGCGCAAGTACAAGAGGCTTAAGTTTCTAGCCCGTACTCTCGAAGTCAAGCGCTTCGAGAAGGGCATGCGTACCTTGTACAAGCACATGGACCAAGCAATTGAGGAGGGTGCTGATGCCCTCGTCATGCGTGAGGACCGTAACCGTTGGCTCGTCGTGTTCAGGCTCGACGATGCCCTAGAGATGGAGGATTGGTGATCAACGGAAGACCCGAGATCATAGTTGATCTCGACAACACAGTGTATGACTGGATAGCCACAGTCGCTGGGTACCTGCACTACCAAGGGGTAGACGTAGACATCGCAGACTACCAGTCGTGGGAAGTCTGGGAGGACTGGGATATCCCGAAGGGTCAGTTCGATAGGCTGTGGCGCATGGGTATTGAGGATGATGTGATCTATCGTCAAGGTCCCATCATCGAGGGCGCACGTGACGCCCTCTGGCAACTCAGTGACATGGAGTTCCACATCACACTCGCAACCAACAGGCTCAGCAAGTTCGGACTGTACTCAAAAATTATTGACAACACCGTGGACTGGTTACGTGAGGCAGCGATACCTTACCGTGGCCTCTTGTTCACGGGGAACAAGGGCATCATGGGTGCGAGCTTCGGGTTGGATGACAGTCCCGAGTACGTACGTCAGATGCAAGAGGCAGGGATAGCAGCGTACCTGTTCGATGCGCCCCACAATCAGGGTGACACCGACCTCGGTCGTATCACTGAGTGGAGCACGTTCGTTGAGCAGGTGGAAGGGATGACCGACCATGGCTAAGCTCCCATTTCAAGATGCAATCATGGACGAGTTCATCGGGAGCATCTCGCACGAAATTCGCACCACCTCCCCCACAGGGGGAGAGAAGGGCACCAAGCCTGAACAGTACGATGATATCCCAACCGAAGCCATACGTGCGCTCGCTAGAGTGTACGCCATGGGCGCAGACAAGTACGAACGAGGCAACTACCGTAAGGGGTACGACTGGTCACTGTCATACAGTGCACTGATGCGTCACCTCTGGTCCTTCTGGCAGGGTGAGGACATTGATCCCGAGTCAGGTGAATCACACCTGATGCACGCAGCGTGGCATTGCTTCACGCTGTTCCACTTCACCCAAACTCAGAGAGCATACGATGACAGGCAAACTGACTGATGCGCAGCAGCGTCTCGTCACCGATCACATGCCCTATGTGCGAGCGCTTGTCGCTCGTGAGTGGCAGCAAGGGAACAAGGAACTGCAAGCTGACCTGGTGCAACAAGGGTATCTCGCACTCGTTGACGCAGCAGTACGCTATGATCCTGTGGCCCACCCCACCACCACGTTCATTGGCTACGCTAAGTGGCGTGTAAGAAAGTATATCCAAGAGTATCAGCGCATGGACTACCAGATCAGACCACCATGGAAACACATCAAAGGCAAGGGGACTCCCGAGTTACTCGCAAACCAGCCCTTACAACAGGACGATGACGTAGGTGAGAGTGTGCTTGATAGGTATGGTGTCATCGAGGATGGGTATGCGTGGGTTGAGGACAGTGCAGTAGCTGAGTGGGTGGACAACATGCTCGCATCGGTTGAGCCTCGGGTCCGTGCCCTCTACTTACAGTGGATGTCGGACACTATCATCTGGGATGACTTAGATAAGGAAACACAGGAAGACTTGTTTACACTGGATACTATGATAAGTGAAGGCATGTAGTGTGGCGTCGAGCCTGGCATTGGCTCGTCGATCACCTCCGTACCGACGACGACGATTGGGAGGGGGTGAAGGTAGTGAGTAGTCCGATCGAACGTCCAGGTATGGACCCCGTGTCCGTGAAGGCACGGTGTCCCATCTGTAAGAATGGGATCACACGTCACAGGTGTTGGGCTAGTGAACCAGAGGGTGACCTGCTACAATGCTTGAAAGTTCAAGAGCATTGGTGGGTCAGGCCCTCCGATACGAGAGAGAAAGAGAGGCAGGAAGGTGAGCAAACATGAAGGCTGGATGCACTATGACGGTGGTCCAATAGCTAGGTGCGCAGGTTGTGACCTGCCAGTGGCAGAGGCAGGCGAGACATGCAGCTTCAAGTGCTACGAGTACATGTACGCTATGGTCGGCAACTACCAGCGCTACTACGGTGGGCTACCCGAAGGGGTGCCCCTACCTGTGGATCTGAGTGACCAGCCATGGTACGAGGCAGAGGCAGCCAAGATAGAAAGGATAGCTGATGAGCACGAAGTTACCGATCCCACTGTACACAAGATCATCTGATCGCAGCATCGCTGACTGCCCTGCGCAGTGGCACATAGCGAACCAAGGTATCGAGGAGAACACAGCTTCGTGGTTCGAGCTAGGTACTGCGTTGCATACCACGATCGAGGAGGTGATCGAAGAGAACCTCACCCTTAGGCGTGCACGTAACCGTGCATGGAAGAACGTAGCCTCACGCATCGCAGAGTACGAGAACATCAAGCCTATGCTCTGGTCACCCAACCGTCCGAAGGAAGAGTTGGAAGAGATCAGCAAGCGCTTGATCAGTAACTTCTACCATGACTGGCAGATGGGCGTGATCGCTGACAAGAACGCACGCATCATACCGTGGGTCGTGTGGCCCCCACGTATGGAGACCTTCATCACCCTCCGTCCAGACCAGACACCCGAAGGGGTGGCAGGTATCAAGACTCAGGCTGACGCACTGTTCATGTGCAATAGGTGCAAGGGTACCATCGTCGTGGACTGGAAGACAGGCAGGACCAGGCGCAGTGACCCACTCCAACTCCAGACGTACAGGTATGGGTTGGAGGGTATGGGTGAGCGCTTCTGCGCATGCAAGGACAGAGGATGGGGATACTTCTACCACCTAGAGCATCGCAAGGTGCAGCAGGTAGACGAGTACGCACCGAACGAGGTGGAGTGGATGATCGCCTCCTCGCAGCGTACGAAGAAGGATGAGCCGATCGTGGCCATCCCCTCGTGGAAGTGTGACTGGTGTGTGGGACGCAGCGTGTGTCCCATATGGAAGGTGGACTCTGCAGATGCAGAGGTCGCTCAGGTAACCCTTGATCTGAACCGATCGAGGTATGAATGGATCGCTGACCCAACGCTATAATGGTGGGGTCAAGCCAAACGAAAGGAATAGTTATGGCTGAATTGGATAGTGTCGATGCGCAGATCGCAGTGAACGGATCGTTCGCTCAGGCAGAGAGCTTCGTCGCCTCGGTTACGACCGAGTTCGACGGGAGTGACGAGGCAGTAGCTGGTGCTGCTGCTGTTGTCAACGCCTTAGGTCAGGCGTTCGCACTTAACAGGCTGAGCTTCCTCGCTCAGGTTGCTTCGGACTACCCAGCACGTAAGCGTGGTGGTGGTGGCAACCCGAACTGGAAGGGTGGCAAAGGTGGAGGCTCGACCGACACTGGCGTGACTGGTGCTCAGAAGGGTCTCATCGAGCGTTTGCTCGACGAGAAGGTTGGCGCCTCGGACGTGTTCGATGGTGACTTCGGCACGCTCGACAAGAAGTCAGCTTCCGATACCATCGAGAAGCTGATTGCCCTGGCAGACAAGTAGAAAGGAAAGTGTAAGTAGCGCAGCGCCCCCGAAGAGGGGGCCTTGCGTTCACCCCTCTTCCTTAGCTCAGGTCCGAGCAGCCACCATGGTTAAAACAGTAGGGACGAGGTCGGGATAGGAACCGACAGGGCGAGGGGTGAACGGAGGTACAATGCAAAGCATAGACAGGGCGTTGGAAACCAACGTAGCAATAGGCACACGCATTCCCTTCCCGTGGGAATCAATCAATCAACTAGTGACCTTGAGCACACGGGAGCTAGCCATCATGGGTGGCGCACCAGGGTCAGGTAAGAGCACAGTAGCGATAGCCCTCGCAGTACAGAGCGAGGTGCCCACACTGTACTGCACACAGGACAGCCCAGCCTCAGTGTTCCAACGTATGGCAGCACTGCACCTGAACCAGCCCATCAACCAGGTACGTAAGGCACTGCGTAAGGGTGGAGCACAAGAGAAGGGGATCATCGAAGGGGTACGCAAGAAGCGTAACCCTGAACTGATCGTTGAGCATGGGCGACAGGCACCAGGTGACATCGACCGTATGATCGTGGCCCTAACCGAGTGGTTAGGTGAGCCACCTCCCCTTGTGATCATCGACAACCTGATCGACATGATCGTGCACGATGGGAACAAGACCATGCACCATCAGGACACAGGGTTCTACGCCATTGTCCTGACTGCACTCAAGGAGATCGCTAACCGTAGGGGTGTAGCGATCGTAGCCTTGCACCACGTGCTCAAGAATGGGGAGAAGGGTGACGGTACCCACAAGATCACAATGACAGACCTGCTGCATGGTGGTGAGCGTGAAGCTCGCCACGTGTGGGGAGTGTACCATAACGAGGAGACAACTCGCATGTACTTGCAGGTGTTGAAGCAACAGGATGGCCCAGCCAAACCAGGTGGTCAGTTACAAGTTCCACTGACCTGGGTACCAACAACGGGGAGCTTGTTAGGACTATCACGATAATGCCACGACCTAGACGCAGGACAGTTACGCAACGGACAGGCCGTAGGCCTGCAGTCAAGAGCAAGAGAAGGAAACGCAGATGAACATAACGAGTGGCAAGAGAGAGATCATGCCCGAGCAGTCTATCTGGACGAGGGCATCGAGCCAACGTGACGATGCTCGTAAGCTGTATGATAGGCTGCGCAAGCGTAGCTATCGCAAGCTGTCATCCGACAGCGAGACCCCCGTCGAACAGTGGTGGGAGCATGAAGACCACGAGGCCTACATCGCTGGTGTGCGTGACGCACTGAACGAGATACTCAATGGCTGAGTCCCCCTTCGACTTCAGTGAGTTCTTCGAAGGCGACGAGGACAACTCGTGGGTTGTCCCCGAGTACCTCGCTAACATGTACGCACTGTGGACTATGATGGGTGTAGTAGGTGACCAGTTGAACCGTGCTCACATCATGTCCGAGATCAGTGCCGAAGGTAACGGTGACAATCCACCTGACAACATCCTCGCAGCGTTCCTTGACGCACCATCCGACGCTGAGGAGGAGGGGAAGGATGTACCTATCACTGCGCATGACCTCATCAGAACAGCAGAGGCAGCAGTCATGCTGCTGATCAACAGCATAGCTGACCGTCTTCGTGCGCTCGACGCCTTACCTCCATGGTGGAAAGATAACTATGATGCTGCCAGGGACAGGCCCGTGATGGGTTGGGAGATACTCATGCTCAGGCAACTGCTTGAGGAACGAGAACAGGACGAAGATGGGACGGAAGGCTAAGTACAAGGTGGGGCACGTCATGTCATGGCGTGACCGAGGGTACACCAGGTACGGTGTGATCGTGGGACTGATGTCCCTGACTGATAGGGTAGCGTACACTCTCGTGGTCACTGACCCGTTTGGTGCGTACGAGGGGAACACCAGTGTGGTGCACAAGTGGGCGCATCAGATTAGCCACGTGTTGAGCAGCAAGGGGAACCCGAGGACAAGCAGTGCAACCGTTAGGTTGTGGAAGGAGGGCAAGATAGGATGAAATTACTAATCGCAGGGAGTCGGAACTTTGACCCAGCAGATGATTGGCCCTGGGAGACTGTCAGGTTTGCTGCAGCTATGCACAATGCTGTGCTCACCGACACCGTTATCGTCGGTGGTGCGAAAGGCATTGATACCATAGGTGCAGAATGGGCGAAGTCTTATGGACTAGAAGTACAGGAGCATCTCCCTGATTGGGCTGGCCTAGGCAAGAGAGCAGGGTATGTGCGCAATGCGAGGATGGTGGCTGATGCTACGCACGCCATCATAGTGTGGGACGGGAAGAGTAGGGGTACAGCACACACGCTGGACCTAGTGCAAAAGAAAGGCATACCGTATGTCCTCGTTGTTCGACCACATTAATAAGACAGAAGGCATGAACGCAGCGCTCGACTACCTCGACGTGGTATTCAAGGCGAACAGTTCAGGGTGGCAGAAGATACGCTGCCCATACACAGACAACCATGCGCATGGGGACAGGAACCCATCAGCCTCCGTCAACCTGGTTGAGGGTGTGTTCAAGTGTCACGCTTGTGGAGCGCATGGTGATTGGGCAAGGATGCTCTTCGATATCGAGGGCATGAAGATCAATGAGGCAGTACGACTACTAGAATTGGAGAGAGATGGAACTGAAGAAGACCCCACAGCAGGTGGACTCTTCCTCTACTGAGGAAGCTGGTGCCCTAGCTGCGTTCCGTCAGGAACGTGGCTTGGACTACAACATCGCACAGCAGGCAGGCCTGCACCTCGTCCTCGACAAGACCGAGTATGAGGGTATGCTTGCCATCCCCTACCAGAAACGATCAGGTGGCGTGTGGCAGACACGGTACAAGACAGGCCATGGTAAGCCCAAGTACCTGGACGAACCAGGTGCCAACCTCCACCTCTACAACCCACAGTTCCTAGGCCCACACTCACCCGAGGTGTGGTTCACTGAGGGTGAGATAGATGCGCTCATCCTGTGGCAGCTAGGCATACCAGCCATAGGTATCAGTGGCAACACGAAGTACGGTACACCCGAGTTTCAACAGTCGTTCAAGCTGTTGTTCAACAGGGCTAGGATCGTGAGTGCAGTGGACGGAGACGACGCAGGTGAGGTAGCACACAAGGACTTGGTGCAAGCATTCGGTCCCAAAGTTGTGCGCTTCAAAATACCTGGTGGTCTCGACGTGAATGACTACTATCTGTTAGATGAGAAAGGAATGAAGGATGAACTTGATAGACTTACGAACCAAGATACTGATGCTTGAGTCGGACACCAGGCTGATGGTGTACGAGTGGGACAACAGGTACGCTGAGGCGCACCTGAAAGAGATCAACCTGATGGCTCAGCTTATGCTGATCCAACTGGACTACGCCAAGCTAGCAGACGAAGGAGGTAAGTGATGAACACCATCAAGGCCATTGTGCTACCGAAGAATTGGGCAGATGAGAACCCGTCGATGTGGCATTGGATTCTTGAGCACGGACCCGACAAGGCAGAGGTGATCGAACTCACCGAGGAAACTAAAGTGGAACATGTAGTATCAGATGATCACGGTCACTACGGATACACCGATCGCTTCCAGCGTTGGGTGTCTCAGTGGACGAAGGAGGTAAGTGATGAAGATTATGGTGACTGAGTGGGTGCATGGCAGTAACGAGAACTTCGCTGAGTGGGAGATGGAACAGGATGCGTTGGGTAATTACGATCGTCACGGTGATGCAGCAGCAAAGCTGCACTATCGCTTATACGAGTTAGAGGTGCTGATGCAGATAGACTTAGCAACAGGAGACTATGTGATCAAACAGATAAGAATCGGGACGCAGGTGTTGACCTAATGGGATGGCTAGTGGCAGCAGCCATAGTCTACGTGCTTATGAACGTGGGTGTGGCAGTATGGATAGAGTGGGGCTGGACCTGGAATGAACTGTTCCCAGGTGGGTTCGGTGAGGGGTGGCTCGTACCCAGGAAGGAAGACGATGAGTGATGAGATTCACCTCGCCATCCAGCGTCTCATCGACGCAGGATTCACAGTCGAGATCACTGGACGAGACCCGAGCATCCCTGAACCCCAGAGCGCAGGCAGTGAAGAACCTAGAGATGTCAGCCCGAAGGGGCTTAGCTTTCGCAGCGCTGCACGCCAGGCACCTGGAGATGCAGGGAAACGAGGTATTAGCTTCGTGTCGAAGGCCCGAGCTATGGGACCCGACGATCAGGAAGCTGGGACTTGAGGTATGGGGTACGCACTGGTGGTCGTCGCCATTCTACTTGGAGTACGAATGGTGTTTTTCCTACTGGCTCAAGGGTGGGCACGACCGTGGGCTATCAGATATCTTGAAGCAACTACCCGACGAGAACCGAACACGAGTGATCAACACAATGAAGGAGTACGGATGAGTCAACCCGACACGACAGGCGCAGGGATGTACCGTGCGCCCAAATGGAACTGCTGGACTGGTAGCCAAGGGGCTTCAGGTAGGCAGTGGAACAGTAGACAACCCACAATGGAGCAGGCTCGCACTGAGGCTGCTGAGATATTCGGCGTACCAGTCAGTGACGTGAACGTTACAGCCTGGGCGCAAAGCACACCTATGAATGAGGACGAATGGATCAACCCACTGACCTGACACCCGACGAGTACCTCGCTAGCCTCAGTCCTGAGGAGCAGGAGAAGCTGAACCTTGAGGTGATGGCTGAACAGAAACGAGCAGGCGAAGCGATTGAGAAGATGTTCAAACAAGCTGAGCGTGGCCAGGCGCTCAAGCTCAACGTCCTACACACACGTGCCCTCGCAGGGTTCGTGTACCAACTGACCGAGCAGAACACCCACCTCGCCAACCTGGCAGAGGTGGCAGCACAGGCACTCGAAGAGTCAGAGAAGAAAAAGAAGAAGGGACTATGGCGACCAAAGACATGAACACGAGTCGGCGCATGGATGGCCCAGGTGGGTCCATGTCCGAGAAGACGTTCGAATCCTCATGGCCACACAAGTGGCTCAGGTCAGGGTTCGCTAACCCATCATGGTCCGATGGGACCCTCGTCAAGTGGGACCTACCTCACCTGCTCACGGGTATGCCCGACTACATTGCACGTAACGGTGACGGACCCTATTGGGTGGAGTGTGTCGGCTGCTCAGGTAGTAGGGTCACTGCGCTCAAGGTGAAGAAGCTCGCACTCCTACTGGAGTGGGAGGTATACACTGGTATGCCTGTGGTCGTGTTCGTGTACAACAGCAAGATGCGCAAGTGGGTAGGTGTATGGCGTAGTACCCTAGACCTGATGAGCGTGGGGAAGCCCGTGCTTGAGCACCATGATGGACCTGAGTATTATGACTGGAGGTGGGATGATCTCAGAGAGATCGCCTACCTAGAGGGGACGAAGCAACGATGATACATTCAGAAACGTGTTGTCGCTCCAAAGACCATCGAATACGTCAGCCGATCCCACGTCCTCGCAAGCCCCTACCTTGTTCACCTGATTCACCGTGTTGCCAACGACCGAGTAATTACCAGCGTCGTAGCCTTGGGGAGTATCGCCCCTCCACGACTGATCAATAACGAGGATACCATGAACAGAGGATGTCACTTCATTCCCGACGACGGTTACCAGGTCGCTCGTACTTATCAGGATGCCAGCCCCGTAGCACCAGTTCATCCGACTGGAGGTGATAGCGTTGGGCGCACGGAGTACCGTGTTGCCCTCGATATTCACCTGTCGGGATATCTCGATGAAGATACCTTCAGCCGAGAGATTGTCGATACGATTCTCCAATACTTCGGCCCCAAGTATGCCCCCATCGAGCCATACGCCAGGACCGTTACCGTCGTGGATGTAATTCCCCCTTATCGTGATGTTCTCACCACGAAGGAGCTTGATAGCTCCACTCTCCCACCCGATGTCAACGTTCCTGCCACTGAAGCCAGTGAACTCACTGTTGATGATGGTGATGTCGTTGACGAACCCACCATGCACTGCAAGATGTTCGGCGCCTACGCATCTCACTGCGTCGAGTGTCACGTTGGTCGACCCTTCGAGGCTGAAGCACGAGCGAGGGCTGTTGATGACCTGCACGTTGCGAAGCTCGATGTTCGTAGCGCCTCGGATATTGACCGTGCCCGACTGAAGGGGGCCACTGTCCCCAAGACTACCGTCAACGTATACATCCCGAAGGATTACGTTGGTCCTCCCGTTCAAGTCAACACTATCGTAGACGACTCCCTCGACCCCGACGACGGTGCACTGGTCACATGGGACCACTCCGTCAAGGGGAAGGACCGTGACTGGTGTTGAAGGTACGGTCGTGGTTGTGGTCGGGGGTACAGTTGTCGATGTGGTGGGTGGCACTGTCGTGGTTGTCGAGGTGGGGACTACCGTGGTTGTGGTTGCGTTTTCGAGAGCAGATACCCTTGCCTCCAAAGCGTTGAACTCACTCAACGTGGGGACCTGAACACCCTGAGCGTTCGGTCCTGCATAAGCAACGCCCCCCGTGAGGAGGGCGATGAGTAAGGCGATGATCGCCAGGTTCTTCATGGTCTAGGTTATGGCTGGGCCTGCAGCGTACACGGTACCCGTGATGCTACCTGATACCTCGACGACCCACACCCCTTCAGGTGTGGCTATCGGGAAGGGGAACATGACAGTGGCTGACTCGCTCGCAGCCAGCTTCACGCTGGCGAGGATGGTACCCGTAGCTGACCCATGTCTGAAGGTCCACTGCGCTGTGCTCGCAGCGTCCTCGTAGATGGAGAAGCCTAGGAACTTGGTAATGTTAGCGTTGCTCGTAGCTGCAACGACGGTGAGTGGAATGGCTGGTGCTTGATTGCTCATACTATAGAAGTACCCACCCTAGGCTCCTGCCACGATCATGCGCCCAGCATTACCGTGTGACTTCTGTGCGTTGTAGCCTCCAGCGCTAGCAGGCCCACCGTCACCCCCATCCATTTCTATTGCGATGATGTCAATGTCTTCCATCACTGCAGCAGTGACCTCGCCTGTCTGGTACAGCTTGTACGTGGTCGCCCCTGACACTGCTGCATCGCGAGCGACGTAGACAACAGGAGTCTTGTTCGCCCCACCCCCATCACCACGGTGAGGGTTCATCAAGTTGTCGCTGTTGTTCCACGTAGTGTACGTGGCTGGGATAGTAGACACGTTGTCGTCGTCACTCATCCACATGTTCATGCCGTCCTGCACAGTAGCAGGTGTGTTCGCTGCGATACCGAGGAGCACGACATCGTTGCCTGCCCCAGTCAAAGCGAGCGACGCTCCCGTCACTGCCTCTTCGGCAGTGCCACTGACCGTGGTGTAGTCTGATGGCCTAGCGCTCGCCCAGTTATTGGAGAGTGAGTCTAGGCGCACAGCCGTGAGGTGACTCACAAACTTCTCGACCGTGCCCACACCTACTCCCTCAATCGCTATCTCTGCAGCGTTAGTGTCGGGCGCAGTCCACACGTACAGGTGAGGGATGGTAGTGTAGTCGTCGGTGCCGACGGTGGTGTACTGGTGGAAGGTGTAGGTCTGCAGCACTGAGTTGTCAGCGTCGAGCAGGTTCGACGTGATCGTCTCGTTGCTCCCCACTCGGAAGGTGGTGTGACCGACGATGAGCCACTTCTCCCCTGCCTCGTTGGGTGTGATCGAGACAGTCTCTAGGTCGGTGCCAGTCGAGGTAGACACTGCCCCTGTATGGGTCACGCTAGCTCGTACGAACTGTGTTGCGTCGGAAGCTATGTCTTGGACGTTGATGGCGAGGCCACCCATGTTCACCCAGTCAGCGTCACCAGCAGCCGTCTCGCTGTGGGTGAGGAGATCAACGTACGAGTTGATAGCCTGGGAGAAGAACTTGCCACCGTGCTTCATCAGGTAGCCTGAGCTACCCTCGGCACGTTCGGACCAATCGTACCGTGACTCGGCTGAGGCGTTAGGTCCAGTGTTGGCAGCGTCTAAGTCTAGTTCAGTGACGGCACCCTTGCCGTTCGGCACGTTCTTGAAGTTGAAGTGGAAGAACATGAGCAGCATGTCGTCTGCTGTGAACTCCGTGCCTGCATCCCATCTGATGCGACTGGACTCAGTCGCCGTGGTCTGAGTGAAGTCGCCTACGAAGTCGTATGCTGCTACTGATGGTGCCATTAGTCTAGGCCTCTGATCTGCTCGTCGAATGTTTCGAGTCTCGTGATCCTATCCTCAGTGCGCTTCTCGAACTCTTTGAACAACTGCATAGGCACGTACGTATCTACATCATCCCAATCCAGGGATTGGATGATGCCCATGTTCTCGTCACCAGGACACGAGGTAGGTTTAGGTTGGATCACACGATGTCCCGTAACGGGGAGGTCAGCACGTGTCCACGTCTGAGTTTGGAGCCACTTGCGTAGCAGCTTCGCTTTCTCCCACATGATAGGTGTGGCTGTCTGCCCTTGGCCCATGATGAAGAGCAAGGGGATTACCTCCTTGTTGTTGGAGATGCCATCACCATCCTGGTCACCCTGATGTGCCCCGTAATTGTTACGGCCACGTAGCCTATATACCGTACCCGACGCACCGATAGCATAACCGTAGGCAATGCCTCGCCATCCTTTGGTGTGCAGGTGGTAGCTCTCGTAAGCACGGAGGATTTCCATTTCACGATCGGGGCCAGCGTCAAAGTTCTGAGGAGGTGGACCTCCCCAATGAACTGCGATCAGGTCTTTGACGTACTGGTGATCTGTCCAGTCGTCATAGTTGACCTCGGCTCCCCATTCTGTTGGGCTAACAAACTCCATACCCTATAAGTACCTTTCTAGTGGTTCATGGCGACGTTCGACATGATCGCCATATGGTCTAATCCGTCAGGTGAGTTGCCTGTGGCAACGAAATACATGAGTCGAGTCTTAGCGTCACCCGTTGCTGTGCCTGATACTTGCATGAGGCTAGCCATGTTCTCACGGTAGCCTCCTCCACCCGTGCCAGTGCCCACGTACCCTTGTGCCTCAGTCCCCGTGGACCAGGTGCTACCCCCATCAATGCTGATCTCCACTCGGAGGCCCACATTGTACGCGACTGCTGCAGTCTCACGGAACCTACCTACCCCCGAGGCTTGCACGTAGATAGTACGGTTCGTACCTACGTGGTCCCATACGATCGAGTTGGTCCCTGGGACCTCAGTCCATGCGTTCTCAGTGAAGGACGTAAGGTTCGAAGGTTCCACGTACACCATGTTGGGAAGGAAGTCCAGGTTGTCAATGTCGGTGGTGACACCACTCTGGTTCACACCCCACATGGGGTTCCCGTCCTGGTTGTTGATGAACTTGGCGTCCGTGTCGAAGGTGATGTCGTCGAGCACGTGGAATGTGCCACCTGACGAGATGTAGAACCTCTCCACTCCACCCGTGGACCAGCCGATAGAGTCAGTGCCTTTACGGTAGGCGCCTACATCCTGCTGTCCTGCAGCAGCGAAGGCCCACGCTGGTGCGCCAGCGTTCCCGTCTGAGAAGAGCATAGGGTCAGGGTGACTGTACGCTCCAGTGTGTGAGAGGTCGCTGATGTCAGCCTCCACGAGGGCACGTCCCACCCATGCTGAACCTGACCAGGCAGGCACGAACCTTGTACCCTCTGTAGCTGTCACGTCAGACAGTCCACCGAAAGCGAGTGTAGTTATGTAAGACCCGAGGTCTGTGATGTCAGCCTCGACCAGGGGTCGGTTCGCCCACACGCTACCGTCGTGCATGAGAGCATCACCCGATGTGGCTGTGACCAGGGTCACGTCAAGTAGGTCTCCGAGTGACACTTGAATGTCAGCGACTGCGATAGGACGGTTCAGACGCTCGACCAGGACAGTCGAGAACTCAAGGGGACCGAAGTGTTCTGGTTCGGCCATTAAACGTCTACCTTGGTGAGCCTCACGTTGTACAGCGTCTCGCCTGAGTCGCCTTTGATTGCCTGCACTGCGTCCAAGCGCACGTCCACAGCACTGTCAGCATCCTGGTCGCTGCGACCGTAATGGTCAGTGAAGGACACGAACACGTTCTTCCTGCCCGTAGTGTTGAGGTTCCCGAACACCACGTTCGGGTCTTGCTTCTCGTTCTCCACGTTCACGATCTCTGACCCGTCAAGGATCAGGTCCCACACCTCCACCGTTTCCCCTGACAGGGCACGGAACTTGAGGCCACGGAACTCAGGCATGTTAGTACCAGAGTCGATCTGGAGTTTGATACGATACTGGAAACGGTTACCCGTGATGTTGCTACCCGTGATGTCTGTGGTCACGGGGCTACCACCCACTGCACCAGTCATTGAGGCGACTTGAGTCCACACCCCATCATCGTCGTTCTGGACTTCGATAGTGTACGTTTCGTTCGCACTACCAGCTTCGAACAAGGCAGTCACGCTGATCAACTGCTTGTCCTCTAGGGCCACTCCGAAGTCGAAGTAGTTGGACACGAGGGTGTAGGACTTGGCTGCCCATGCGCCCGTCTTCGGGTCAGCAGTCCAGCTACGCTTCTGCGTGAGCGTCGTGTCGTTCCCTACCATCACGTCGATCTGTTCCCCACTGCTGTTCACGTTCTGGGAGCTAGAGATGAACCCACTATCGAACGCTGTGGTGTAGTCGAACACTTGGTGTACGCCACCACGTACAGCGTCGAACGCCCACAGGCGCTGATCTGAGGTGATGAACTGCACGTGCCCGTCAGCCCTGGGGAAGTACAGGGGAGACTCACTAGGTGAGGCTTCCCCGTCGAACGTGCCCACTGCACCGATGCTACCCTGAGTGAAGTGCCACAGTTGGGAACGGAAGAACTGGTTCGTGCGATCATTGTCAGCCATCAACGACCAGTCAGGGGTGGCCACAATGAGCAGGGAATCCATGAACCACCGACAGTTCAAGGCCAGTAACCCCTCTGGGAGGGAACCTATTGGCTGTCTGATGTACGTTCGTGCGTCCGTGACCTCCACTCGGAAGATACGAGCCTGAGGCTGCCCTGAGGGCTGGCGCACGTTCTTGATGTAGAAGACCCCACGATCAGTGGCAGTCGCCAAGTTGATTGACCCCATATCTACGATAGGATCGGAGCCTGTGTCGTCGAAGAAGGTAGCAGAGGCGAGGATGTCGAAGCCGAGGTTGTCGTCAGTGGTGGTCACCTCGGTGCCTGCGTTGTCGTAGGACACCTTGTCCCCGTTATACCACATGACTCGACCATCGAAGATGAAGATGCTGGACCCAGGACTGAAGGTGAGGGACCCGATGACACTCGTGTTCTCTGCTGTGGCTGCTGGGTTGAAGTTCCCAAGGTCACCACCACCCGTGACACCGTTCGTGTCACCAGCTAGGTAGTAGGCGAGACCATCGACAGGGTTGTACACAACCCCATGCACCCACTCACGTGCGTTCAGGGCAGAGTGCAGGTTAGATACACGAGACCAGTCGTCCCCTGCTGAGGACCAAATGTACACGTCACGAGCCGAAGCGTCAGTCACGCTCGTATCACCGATGACGATGATGCCACCATCAGCACGCACGAACATGTGACCCGAGTCATCTAGTTCGGTAGTGGTGGACTGTGTGATATCGTTCAGTGGGACTAGGTTACCAGGCTTGGACCACGAGTCGAACAGGCTCGCAGAGAAGAAGGTCTTCCCATCAGAGCTAGGAAGCGTAGGTTTGAACCAGGTTTGCCCACCACTCCAGTCAGTTTGGACGAAGCCACGTAGGTCAGGACGTGACTGCATGTGGCCACGTGTCTCAGGAGCGTAGCGTTCCTGCTCGTTGACTGAGATGTGCTGCCACGCATGCTGGTAGCCTGCGTTCTCTTGTCCCTTAGCAACCTTGAACTTGTTGCCATCAATCGTGAAGTCCCACTTCTGGGAGCCTTTACGTTGGACCATAGTTAGCCCCTAAATACTTCGATCTCGTCTGCTGTCTCTCGTGCTATGTCATCAGCCCACGAGTCCCTGATGGCGAAGAAGTCACGCCACAAGGCTTGACCGATATCGGGGGCACGTCCACGCTCCCTACTGTCCTGCTTGCTGATAGCTAGAGTGGTCTCAGGGCGAGCGAACCCTGCTGCGATGGCAGCAGCGCCGAGCGCTACGACCTCCACCAACTGAGGGTACGTGGCCTCGTCTGTCCCTACCACCATGCGCCTGACCGTGGAGAGGTAGATGGTGCCTGCAGCTACAGGGTCGAAGACCCCAACCACAGCAGCAGTACCAGGAGCAGCCACTGAAGGTGACTGCTTCTCCAACCCGTACGAAATCTTCACACGATCCACACCTACGATCTGCCAAGCCTGGTCGATGCTCTCCACCTCAGCGTCCAGGTCCACACGACCATGCGACAGGTTGGCAGTCTCAGTGTCAAACTCTAACTTGAAGATACCTGGGAACAGCAGCGTGTTCTCGACCACCTGGATAGCGTTGATCAAAGCATGGTCAGTTGGGACGCCCTCACCATGGAGTTGCAGTACACCAGCATCGTGAGTTGTGGCAGCGTTCGCTATGACAGTCGTACCTTCGTACCCGTTCACGCACGTCACCACATCGGTGGTCCCGTTCACTGCGAGCACGTAACCTGTCCATGCGAGCGCCTCAGTGGCAGGATTCCACGTGCTCAACACGTCACCTGCCCGTACCTTGCCACTGTTGGTACCGTCGAGCAACGAGATCAACACCGTATCACCTGACACTGTGTTGACTGCATCTGCTGCTACCTGCAGCAGGACAGGCTTCTCCCCTAGACCATACCCTGTCATTATCTGTCTAGTTCTCTGGACGTAGTCTGCCAGTGCCATTACATGGCCCCTTCCATGGTCTGCTTGAGGTCACCACTGATCTCATACATGCCTTTGTCTGCTTTGCCCTTCACTCGATCGAACGAGTATGCTCGTTTCTCAGCCTTCTCGACACCAGCCTTGGTGCTCGTGTCAGGCTGGAGGCCAGCCTTCTTAGCGTCCTCGTAAGCGTAGAGGTCACCATCAAACTTCTTCTGTGACTCCATAGGAGTCAGGCCACCCATGCGTGAGCCACTGTTCCCACCAGGGACAGAGGCGAAGCTGAGTCCAGCCCAATTGTCGTCGAAGTTGCCACGCAATGCCATCTGCTTCCCCATCGAGAACGCATCACAAAGGTCACAGGTCAGCCCAGGTCGCCAGTCCTCGTGGACTGTGGGCTTCCCACGTCCCTGATGCTCGTACGGGTCCGTCACCTTAGCCTTCCACCCCTTCGTGCCTTCGGCGTGTTGGTCTTTCTCCTTGGGCGAGTCGTAGTGGTGGTCCCCGTTCGGGTGCGACCACCTCTCCTGTTCTGAGCGTTACGCTTGATCTGAGTCTTCGTCAGCTTAGTACGTGCACGTGAGCCTCGGCTGCTCTTGTTCACTACCCTACCTGACTTGGCACGTCCAAGTCGTTTAGACGTAGCTCGTCTCACTCTGCGTTTACGTGGCATAGTTTCTCCTTAAGTTACCGTGTATCCTGCAGCGCTCAAGATCGTATCCTCGGCTGCTGTTACTGTGTACGTAAGGCCTCCACGGAACCAGGCCTTACCCCCTTCCCCACTACCTGAGTCAGCGTTATCTAAATCCTCAGTGTCCACTGACTGAACACCAGGACTGGCTGTGGCAACCCCACTAGTGATGAGTACATGGTACCCAATCGGGAGTTGACGATAGAATCTCCAGAAGTCAGAGCCTTGCTGGGGATGATCTCGCTCAGGTCCAGCCATGCGACTAGGACCATCATAGGTCGTCGGTGTAAATGTTGGCATGCTATACTAAAAGTACCCTACCTACTATCATCTCCACTAATGAGCAGAGCTAAGAAGAGGCGACCTTCCAAGACCAAAGGTCTTGTGATGGCAGGGTTTGTCTCACCAACGCAAGTCGAAGACAAGTTTGCCATCAGCTTGGCGAGCAACGTCATCGCAGAACGTAGACTCCAAGGGTTCACTGGTGGAGGAGGGGCACGCATTCAGCGTGCCAGGAACCAGGTGATCAAAGACTTCATGCAGTCCCCACCCATGTTCGAATGGTTCTGGATGGTGGACGCTGACATGGTACTCCCCAAAGATGCGCTCAAGACGCTACTACACACAGCCGAAACGAAGAAACGCAAACTCGTAGGTGGCCTCGGTTACATCTACAAGCCCGAATCGAACCCACCGTTCCTAGCTTCCATTGTCATGGAAGCCCTAGACGATGACCCACACATCGAAGAGTCAGGTGGTGCGATTGGGGACACGTACATCATCAACGAACCACCGTGGCAACGGTACGTGGAAGCTGACGCAACAGGGTTCTTCTGTATCCTGATCCACCGATCAGTGCTCGAAGCCATGCACGCCATGTACGAGCCACAGTACAACAACATCTGGATCGACGAACTAGAACAAGGAGCAGGGAACACCCCGAAGGGACCCGACATGGAGTTCTTCGAACGAGCGAAAGCAGCCACAGGGGAGACTCCCCTCATCGACACTAACGTGAAGTGTGGGCACATCAAGAAGTTTGAGATCACACACGAAATGGCAACACAAGTGTGGTACGCTAACCCTGACAACAAGGACACAAGGCCATGATCGTAGTCGTAGGCGCAGCAGGGTTCATCGGGTCCCACGTAGTGGACGTGCTGATGGAGCAAGGTAAGTCTGTCATCCCGATGGACAACGCCTACCCGAGGGACGATCACATCGAGTACATCGACGTGCGCTGGGGACCTGAGAACATCGAGATGTCTATGGCCCTAGGTGAGAGCACCGAGATCACGGGCGTCATCAACCTCGCTGGCCTCCTCGGTACGCACGAACTATTCGACAATGTCGAGGCAGCTATCGACGTGAATGTCAAAGGACAATACAATGTGGCTGAAGCAGCCCGACGACTGGAGGTACCGTATGTCACGATTGAACAACCACACGTTTGGACGAATCCGTATGAGACTACGAGGGGTGCGGGCGTACGTCTTGCGAGAGGCCTTGCTGAACACAAGGGTCTTCGTCTCGCTACTGTCCAAGCGTTTAACGCCTTCGGGCCGAGGCAAGCGCACGGACCAGGACACCCCCAAAAGATAGTCCCCACGTTCGCTCTCGCTGCGCTCGAAGGGAAACCTCTCCCCGTGTACGGGGAAGGTGACCAGATGATCAACCTCGTGCACGCACGAGACATAGCGAGGGTCATGGTCTCAGCCTTAGACCATGCGAGCATCGAAGCTCCCCACTTCTACGGTGCAGCAATGAATGGCAACATGAGCGTACGTAAGCTAGCTGAACGTATCAGCGCATTCGCAGGAGTGCCACTAGAAATGGAGTTCCTGCCCATGCGTCCTGGCGAAACCGATGATGGCTTCGGGGCTACGATGACGGAGGCACGGTTAGAGCAGCAAGGTAAAGTGTTGGGGTTCACCCCATTCCTTGAGTGGTCCACGGTCATCAGTACAGTACGTTGGTACGACGAACATTATCTCTAAGGGGTTTCCTGCCTGACCCCACCTCACGCAGAAAAGCCCCCCGTAAGGGGGGCTTTCTGTCTAGTAGGGTTGAGTGTTATTCGAGGTTGCCAGCGATCCAGTAAACTGTCGCAGCAGCGCTCGACGTAGCTCGTGTCACGGTGACAAGGCCAGCAGTCGTACCACTAATCGTGGTCGAGTAGGCATTGCCAGTCGTGCCCTGGTTGGAACCGAATACGATAATCCAGTCAGGGGTGAAGGCAGTGCCCCCACCGTCCGTGACGGACCACGACTCAGTGAGTTTCGCAGAAGTGATCGTCTGGGAACCAGCCGACATGTTTCCTGCGACGAAGAACTCGCCCAACGCAGCAGCACTCTGTGCGCCCTGTGAGTAACTATTACCCATTAGGCACCTCCGAGAGAGCTAGCACTCAAAAGATTCTGCATCGACGCAGTACGGAACGTACCGTAGCCCATGTACGCATGCCATCCCAAGGGACGGAAACGCAAGAGCTTGTCAGTGACAGGTCCGATAACAGCGTGAGGAGCGATTGGCTCAGCCTTAGCAACAGCTTGCTGTCCGAGGAAGTAAGTGTTGTAGGTGTCCACGGTTGATCCCGTACCACCCGTAAGGTTGACAGACGCACGACTAGTCTCGACGAACTTGAAACCACCGAAGGTTCCAATTTCATCGTTGTAGATCGCAGCAGTGTCAACATACTGGTGGGGGGCAACCCAGGTGCCATCGCCAGTCTCGCCTTTCAGGTCATAGCCAACGTCTGGATGGACGAGGGCAGCATACAGACTACCCGTCCAAGGACGGACAGCACTGTTCACGAGGTTCGAACGCTCACGCCGAACAATGTCGGCAGTGATAATCGAAGTCGTGGTCTGCGAGGTCTCTGCAGAACCCGTGACATAGGCAGCCGTACCAGCAGCATCGAACGCAGTACGTGCGATGGTGTCCTGCGAGATGACCATGTTATAGGTCAACAGATTCGCGAGGTCTGGGTCGAAGCCTACGAGCAACGTGTCCTTCTCAACCTTGAGGGTGACAAGGATGGCGTTACCATACTCACTAGGCGTCACGGTAACCGTGGTGTCAGCGAGGGCAACAGCATCAACGTCAACTGTCTCGGTGAGAGCAGTGGTCGCAGCAGTCATCTCAGTCCAGAGGAGGAACTGGACAGCGCTACCAGGAGAGGTAACGTTGCCAGGTTTCACGTCCACGAACTGGTCGAAGACTGGCATCGTACGCAAACCGAAGTAGGCGTTACGATCGTATGCAGTTTGTACCTGATCAGCTAGAGCAGAAGTACCCGAAAACTGGTCTACAGCCATGGGTAATCTCCTTTAGTGTGAGGCAATCTTAGACTTGATCAAGCCCCAACTCAGCAGCGATAGCGTTAACCTCGTCGATGCTTTTCGCAGCAGCGAGGCGAGCTACGCCATCCACAGCACTTCCACCCGAAGCAGCAGCAGCTACCTGCTGCCCAAGCGAGGCTGGTGAGGGCGCCACGGGGGCGTCCTCTGTAACTGTGGGGTCGGGATCGTCAGTCGGGGCTACCGACTGCAGATCAGTCAGGATGGAAAGGAACTCGTCCTCGTCAGCATCCTGAACCCTTGCCAACAGTGCGTCCAATACGCCCTGGGGATAACCTAGGCCATTGACAGCTTCGGTTACCTGGTCAACTCGCGCTTGACTTCGAGTTTCTCGGAAGCCAACATTCTCTTCTTCACTGATCTTGGCTTGCGCTTTCGCATCCTTCAACTGCTTACGCAGTTTCTTGATCAGATCATTGTCCTCTGCTTGGCCCTCCGTCAGGTCGTCTTCGACACCTGTGACAGTGGTGTTCTCGGTCATGTCTCTCTCCCTTATCTGTTCTACGTCAACGTAGGGTAAGTCCATTGACGTGCAGTCCACCTGCACTCCTCGTTTCCCTGGGGGCCGTGAGGGTATCGGGGTTCGTCTTCACGCCGACGTGGCTGGGGGCTACTCAGGTGGGTTACGTAGCCTATAGTAGAAGTACCCACTTTGACATGGGTACTCCTTTCTTCTAACCGTAGAAGACGTAGTGGATGGTATCGGCAGCAGCCGAGGTTCCACGTGTGAATGTGACAGTGGTCGCTGTCGCATCAGCAGTGGACGCTACGAAGCTCGCACCTGCTGTGGATACTTCCACTGCTTGTGAGAACACGATGCCCGTAATCAGAAACCCAGCAGTAGCTGATTCAGTCAGCTTAGCTGCAGTGCACGTTACGGTACCAACCTTGATCGAAGCGACGTTCGAGGTTCCCGAAGGCACCTTATCACCCATCGCATCACCACCAGAAAGGTTGATCTCGTCGATGGCAGCATTGATAGCATCAATGTGCTCGTTAGGGATACCTGACTGGTAAGCCAGACTTGTAGTTAGGTTCGCCATATATATATCACCCTACCTTTCTGGGAAGTTACCCACCCTCAAGAGCGAGAGGGCCGAGACCCTGCCTCTGTGGCTGCCCACTCCGAGAGAAACCTAGGAAAAAGCCAGCACGAGGATCATCTGAGAGTCCCCGTTCGGTCGCTAGCTTATCCTGCAAATTGAGTACAGCAGCACGGGAGAGACCTGAACGTGGTGCCCTACCTACTGCTACGTCGAGGAAGTCTCCTCGTTGGGCGCCGAACCCAGCTAGCTCCGTTTCGCCTATGGCGAGGAGCGCCTTGTCAGCGTCAGTGAATGCTCGCAACGCAGCCTCAGGTGTGAGGTCCACTGCGTCAGCGATCCCTCGGATGTCCTCGACTGAGACGTTGAGACCAGCCCGTTCAGCAGCGAACGCTAGGGTGGCTGCTTCCACGACCCTGTTCAGTTCAGGGTCTGTGGTCCCTTCGAGCACGTCGATGAACTCGTTGAAGTCCAGTGCCCTACCTAGCTCACGTTGTGCCCACTCGTCCATGAGGGGCTTAAGGTCAGGGTTCTGTTGGATACGTTTCAACGTGGGTGTGAACTCTCGTAGTTCCTCAGCGCTCACACGTGAGTCGAGAAGGTCAACGATGGTAGTACGGAACGTACCGTCCTCGTCGGGTGCGAAGCCTAGCTCACGGAGTAGGGGTTCAACGTTCGACTGGTACGTGCGCCACGCAGCCTCAGGGTTCTCATCACCACGGTCCAAGAAGAAGTTGATCCCAGGGTAAATCTCCTGGTACACTGCCATGCCTCGCAGTTCAGCACGAAGCTGCTCAGGGGTGATCACTGCACCTGGGAGGCTAGCACGAGTGACCAGGTTAGCGTACTCAGGGTCGGAGAGGAGGCGCCCTTGGAGACCTGGGTCTGTGATACCAGCAGCGTTCAGGGCTTGACGTTGCTCCTCGTACCACAACTGAGTGAAGTTGCCTGTGATCCCTGCTACGTCCACAGCTTCACCAGCGAAGAACATGTCTACGTTGTCACGGGCAGCGAACTGGTCCTCAGTGAACACGACTACGGTGGGGAGGAGACCACCGAATGTTTCAGCGATCTGGTCGGGGATACCATCACCGATGGGATTCCCGTTCTCATCCTCAGCGCCACGCACGTCGATCGGATCGAACTGGTAGTACACGAACTGGTTCGAGTTGGGGACACGATACACTTGGAAGTACAGGTCTTCTCTGCCTGCACGCTGGACCCTGGTGAGCGTGCCACCACCGAGGATACCAGTGGACCTGATGATGTTCCCATCCTGGTCACGTCCCTCCACTGTACCTGGGTCAGTGTCACCGATCCCTGGCGTGGTACCAGGGTCGGGGAGAGCGAATGTGAAGCCACCATCTATGCCACCCGTGACTGCGTTGATCTCGTCAACAGCGTTCGGGTTCGCTATCTCCCCTACCTTGTCGGATTCTCGGAGCGCCTGGATAGTGTGCTCGTACGTGAAGTGGAACAGGATCGCCTGCTGCATGAGATCGAACTGCTGGTCCGTACTCCCATGGTCGAACGTCTGGATGAGGGCACCGATGTTCTCGATTGTAAGAGGGATGAAGGGGTCTAACCCAGCCTGACGTAGGACCTCGATCACCTGGTCAGCGTACTGCTGGGTGAGTGGCTCGTCTGGGAACAGTTGCTGTGCGAGTGCAGTTGCCATTATCTCAGCACACTTCCGATCACACTATTGACAGCCGAAGCTCGCTCGATGAATGAGTCGCTGCGTCCGAGACGCTGCGCTTGGAACAAGTCAGCGCTACCTGTGGCTCCGATGGTCGCCAAGTCCTTGCCACGTATGAGGGCCACTGAGGGGTCCAGTCCCTGCTGGGCTTGGGAAGCTACGAACTGTGGGAGCCACCCGTCTTCGTCGATGTCCTCAGCACGGTTGGCATGAATCTCTATGTAGTCAGCTTGTCTGCGAATGTTCTCCTTCACAGCCTGACGGGGGTCGAACTCCTGTTCAGGGTTGTCGAAGTTCTTACGGTCAGTGGCGAAGAACACGTCAGTGAGCCAGTCCACTCGTTCCTCAGCTACGTCGCCTACGGTGATGCGTAGCCTACCACGTACCCAATCACGTACCAGGTCGTCGTCTGGGCGCACATACTTGGGACCAACAGCACCACCCACCCGTGAGCGTCGTAGCTGCTCCTCAAGTTGTCTCTGGTACTCTTCCAATACGTCGTCAGCTTTGATCCCACCAATGGTGAGAATCCCTGCCTGGTCCCACAGGATACGTGTGGCACGGTTCCTGATGATGGGTGAGTCGAATGAGCGTGCCTTGATATCTGAGATGGTGAGGCCTTGTTGTTCAGCTAGGTCACGGAGATGGTTGAGCGATAGGATAGATTCGATCTGGGCTGCGATCCCATCGTTCCTCACGCCAGCGCCCACGAGGCGCTGCTCCAAGTCCATGACGATACCAGCGAACTCGAAGGAGGACGGACGGTCAGCAGGGTTGGGAGCGTCCAGGTCACGTATCAGTATCTGCGTAGCCTCGTTCACGAAGATGCTGGTAGCCTGCCTGACTAGGTCTTCGTTCATCCCTGGAATAGGGGTCAGGTTCCGTGGGACGATCGTAGCTAGCTCCTCTTCGAGGAGGTCACCGATGCTAGTGTTGGTTCCACGTGGGATGGTGGGCGAACCGAAGCTACCCGTAGCCACGTTGGCGCCTTGCGCCATACGTTGCTGCATGATGATGATGGCCTCACGTGTGGTCGCATCGACGGGGACCATGATACGGATACCGTTAACTGTGCGCCACTCGCTCCCCTGGTCTGCGCCAGCGTCGCCCAGGCCTTCTACTTTGAGTGCTGTACTTGCCATTACTCCTTACCAAACTTCCCTAGGAAGAACCGTCTTGCGATCGTCAACCGATCGTTCGACTCTTTGAACATGATCCCACCGATCCTCTTGAACTCTTGGTTAGCGACAGGGTTGTTGTCGAGGTACCCTCGTATGGCTGGCCAATACTCTGTGCGCCACAGGTCATCAATCCCTGAGATGCCTGCGTCTCGCATGGCTTGCGACTCAGCTATGAAGTTCTGCGCCCAATCCGTGGGGGCTATCAGTGTGGAGTGGAGGGTGCCGAACTCGTTCAGCATCATCGCTGGGGTCAGGTCTTGGAAGTCTACCTCTGCTCCCCTGTTCACTGTTCTCAAGTTCGTGTGGAACTCCTCTTCTAATGCGTTCTTGGCCTTCGTTGCTTCACTATCAGAGATGGCTCCCTCGATGCGCAGTGCCTCGATACGGTTCGACACACTGTTGAACACGTTGTAGTCAGCCCACTCTTCATCCCCATCGGGCATGTACTCTAGAAGTACCCTACCGTCACCCCCGTTCAGGTCCACGTAAGCCTTCAACACTTCCACGTCTGAACGACTCAACCATGAGGGCTTGAGCGCTAGCTGACGTACTGCTGCGCTTTCTAACCTGGACCCATGGACCCCGTTCTCTTTAGCCTCGGACACGAGGCGACTGAGACGGAACGCATACGGGTTCGGGACGGGCCTACCGTCGATGAGGGGACTGGTCTTGAACATGGTGTTCTCGTAGAACCTGATGTTGTCGTACGCTAGGCTACGCTCATACTTGGTGTCAGCCTTACCTGCGATCTCGTAGAGGGCTGTCAGGTTGTTCGAGTGAGGGTTCAGGATCGCATCGAACCACGTGTCCAATGCCTTCTCCTCAGGGGACCTGGAGAAGAACTGGTCTTGGCTGGCGCCCACATCAGCGAGGTCTTGGATGATGTTCTGCAACCCGAACAAAGCTGAGCGCATCTCAGCAGCGTCCTCAGGGTCTAACCCGTACCCGTCGATATCGTTGATCAGTTGGCCTATGGTCTTGAGGTTACGTTTACGTTGCGACTGTTGCTGCTCACGGACCACCTCGTGAGCGTCTTTCTTCACGCTCTCCTTCGCTGTCTGACGTGCCTCATTGTACACACCGTCGAACACTTCAGCGTCCACGAAGTCCAGGTAGTCACGAGCGTTCATTTGTGTGGTGATCATGGTCATGTACTCGTCCCAATGTTCCAGAGCGTAGGTCACAGGATCGTTCCCACCCTTCTGGAAGAAGGTCGTGCGCTCTGCGCCCTGCTCAAACGACAGTGCACTCGTGTACGCACGCATGAGGAACACTCTCGGGTCAGCGAACTCGACGCCACCACGCTCCACCTCTTGGAAGAACTCCTCGATTGTCTCAGTGGGCACGTACCCTGTCGGGTACACCTTCGAGGGGGTGAGGTACAGGTGGAGGTCAGCGTTCCCTGGCTGCGCCAGGAAGTTACGCTTCACATCTGAGCTTGGAGCCAAACCCCACGCTTCGTTCGGTGAGTCACCAGGCTCCCATGACTGAGGTGTGAGGAAGTCACGGAGCACAGGTGCGAACTTAGCTATGCCACCCTCACCTACCAGGGCAAGCCACCGAGCGTACGCTTCAGGGCCATGCCCCTGGAATATCTGGTCACCCAACTCCTTCGTACCCCAGAACTTCTGTACCTCAAGCTCGCTCTCCGTGTACACCTGAGGGCTGATAGGCAGCCCGAACATGGTGAGACCACGGGAGAACCCACTAGCGATAGCGTAGTTCGTGGCGTACATGAACGCTGACTCTTCCAGGTTAGCGATCTGTTCGCTCAACCCGATCGTGTCATCGTCACCCTCCAACAGTATCTGCCACTCGACCTGCTGCTCGAACTCTTCAGGGGTCACATCCTCTTCCCACCTGAACCTATCAGCGCTACCGTCACCAGCCTCCATGTAAGCCAAGCCCTCAGTGAGAGCCTTACCTCGGATGAAGCTCGCCTGGTTTTGTAGTTCCATGAACTTGTCCACGGTCCCATGAGCGATGTTGCCCATCATCAGTCCCTCGATGATGGCATCGTTCGTACGGTAAGCTGACACTGGCCCCATGAACCAGTCTTGTATGGGTGCCTGCCCCACACCGTCTTCGTCTGTGAATATGGACATCTCCAAGCTACGCAGCATGTGCTGCCAAGCGCCTGGTTGGAACGACCCGATCGCTTCCGAGAAGGAAGCAGGTGCACCGTACGGGAAGATGTAATCATGGGCAAACTCGTAGAAGGCACCCGAGTTCGGCTTGAAGTACGTGCCCTTGGGGAGGACCACTGACTCGTCGAGTGCCTTGGTGAGGAGGGCGAGGGTCGCCTCGTCCTCAGCGTTAGCGAGATCATTGAAGTCACGTGGGTCCTTACCAGCGTCGATCAGTGCCTGCCTGTTCTCAGGGACAGCGAGGAACTGAGGGATGAAGTCTTGTAGCTCTATGTCCATGGACTCAGCGAGGTCAGCGATGCTGCCACCCTCGAACTCTTCGGACCTGAACTGTCCGAACTGGTTGGCGAACATGGTGTTCGCAGCCCACGACTGTACGGGGTTCACACCAATAGCGAACGAGGACACGGACATCAGTCCGTTCTGGTCAGGGTTGATGGGTTGGAATGGGGTACCGAGGAGGAACTCGATACGCTGGTACGGTTCGATATCCACGTCAGCGATGCTAGCGATCGTCCGTACGAGGCGCTGAGGTGCCCCAAACACAGCGTTCAGTCCCTTCGAGGCCCAAGTCCCCTCCGAATCGAACGACACTATGGCCTGGCCTGTCTCTGGATCGCGCCTAATCAATCCTAACGCCTCTAAACCTTGTATGGCGTACTGGTACTTGCGTTGCAGGGCTACGGAGCCTACAGCCCATCCTGTGAGGCCTCCCCCTCCCACGTTGTCACGTGGCAGGTTCTTCATCCACACCTCCATCACCTCGACCATGGCTGCACCGAACGGTACGATGTTGTTGAACGTGTGACGCCAGTTGCTCATCTCCTGCGCATTGTACATGAGCGTGTTGATCGTCTTCGTAGCCTGCATACGTGCAGCAGCGTCAGCTTTGTCAGCACCCCAACCGAGGTTCTCGTAGTGGGCACGGTAGTCACCGTACACTCGACGCCACCCAGGCTGACGAGTGATGTTCTGCGTGGCACGGGCACCAGCGATCTCAATGACCTTATGCAAGGGTGTGTTCACGAAGTCCTGCACTCCACGCACAGCGTCATACACACCCCAATTGGGTTTGTTCGCACCAGGTGACCAGCCCCTAGCGGGGGCGATGTTGCCCACCACTGACTGGTCCATGTAGGTCCACTGCTTCCCCTCATCGTAGCCAGCTTGCACGTGGTCACGGAGTCTGTTGACCGTGGCCTGCTCATCAGCAGCGTGCAACGGTATCTTCACGTTGCCTACCTTGATCTGCCTATCCATGACACCTTGGAGCACCTGGGTACGGAGCGCATGGTCCACCTCACCTGTCGCTTCGTCAATCCAGAAGCCACGCAGCTTCGAGTCTACCACGTCAGGCATGAACTCAGTGAAGTACCAGGTAGCCAACTCCACGTCGTTCAGGGGGTTGATGCCATCTGTGCTATCAGCGACCCTCTTGATCGTGTCTCTCATCTTACGCCACTGAGACCTAGCAAGGATTGAACGGATGTTCTCGGGCCTGAGTTTCCTCTGGTTATCAAGCATCTGCTTAACTGCGATCCTGAAGTACGGGTCGTTTGCCTCACGCACCAGGTCACTGCCTTTAGCGAGGGACCAGTTGTTCAGGGCAACCCCACTCTTACCCATAGCTACGTACCCTCGGGTCGTGTCTACTCTGTCAGTGAACGTATCGAAGATCGTACGGTTGTAAATGGAGTGGGCCACGTCCCCTGCTACGTCAGCGTAGCCGATGTTCAGGATGTCTTCCAAGCCCATGGTGTTGACACCGTTCTCGTCAATGAAGATACGGGAGGCACGTTGGTTCCTGACCCTATCGACAGCACGTACCACACGGTCCACGTCGTCAGTGAAGCTCGTGACCCTACCACCTACCGTGAAGTCAGCGTCAGTGAGAGCCTGCGCTACCTCCTCGTCCAAGGCTCTGATCACATCCTCCTCGACCATAGCCTGCTTGCCCCTCTTGAGCTTACCGAGGGGGCCAAGGTCACCCATCTCGTCGATCGCTGCATCCAGCAGCGCTGACGGGGTGACATCATCTACTCGCCTATACACTGCAGCACGCACCGTGTCACGTGCCTGAATGGCGATCTCGGGAATCAGGTCAGCGTTGTGTTGGACCACACGTACGAAGTGACCATCGAAGATGTCACGCACAGCACCCACAGGGTTGCTGAACAAGCTGGGGATACCAGCGATCGCAGCACGAATAGGCTCCTCAAGGAGAGCGACCTTCTGCATCCACGAGCTAGCACGCAAGGACAACGCCTGAATGCTGAACTGCTTATGGATCAGGCTATGCCACCTGGAGGTGGCAGCAGCAGCACGAGAGATGATACCCATACCATCCACTGTCTCGTTCCCTGCACGCACCACACTAGCGTACGCCATGTTGTAGATGTCGTCTTGTTCGAACCCTGACAGGTCCAGGCCCGTGCGATTCTCAATCATGTTCTGCCACCGAGCTACCAGCTTAGCACGATTCTTCTTAGCAGCACCAAACTTGGTGAACCCAAAGCCCTCCACGATCTTGGACCCGAAGGGGAGCCTGCTTAGGAAGCGTGCTCGACGGAGGCGATCCAGTTCAGTGTAGAAGTCAGGACGGAAGAAGGGAATCTCGGCAGCTAGCTGCGTCGGTTCGAATGGGAGGTTCACCATCACCCCGACACGAGTCTTCGATTCGCCTCGTGCGATTGAGGAACCGTCAGGGAACTTACCGTACAAGCCTTCACCCTCGTCTACGTACAGTCCACCTATACCATGCTTCATGCGCCAATGACGTATCGAGTCCACCATCTGGGCACGTACGCTACGCACAGCCTCGAACCTACCTGAGGTAGCAGAGGTACGGTACTCACGTTGCAGTCTACCAATCTCGTCGGGTTCCAAGCCTAACCTGCGCCCGATGTCACCTATCTGTTTGACCCCCAGCTTGGTGTCATGGAGGGACACACCTTGGGGGAAGTTCTCAGCTTGACGTGTGAACTTAGCTTGACGTGCACGCACGCCCTGACGTGTGGTCTTTGGAAGGAACTTGATGAGGTCGGGGAGTTTCTTCACGGGCTTGGGGAGGCTAATGATCCACGACAGTTCATCAGGGTCAGCACCCACTCGACGGAGCGCATCATCGGCTTTACGGTACGCATCGTCCACGCCCCCGAGGACAGCTTCTTTCCCGTCAGTGACCTTATCAATAGCACGGGTCAGCTTCGTGCGCCCACGTGGGGTCACGATACGAGTAGGACCGAACTGGAGGTAGTCGATCCCATGACCAGCCATCCACTCAAGCACACGGTTCTGAGCATTCCCATGCATGCTAGCCCAAATGTCTGACACCTGAGCGCCCTTTACCTTCTTCTCGGCAGCGTCCAGTAGCTTACGCACACCAGGAGGTACACGCTCACCACCGATAGCAGCCCTCAGTTTACGAAGCGTATCGGTGCGTGCCATGGTAGCAGGTGCGTTCCAGACGAGCACGTCGCCACCGTCACCGTTCAAAGCCTTAGCTGCGTACGTACCGTCACCGTTATCGACCAGGCCTGTGAGGCCATCGAACTTGGTCTGACCGTACCGTACACCATCAACATCCAGCGCACCGAGGGTACCGTTCTCCAATGCCTGCTTAGTAGCTGCTGCTGCAGCAGCCTCGTTATGGTTCGCACGTGCCCTCAGTAGCTCCTCACCCCTAGGACCCATGTTCTCACCAGTGAGCGCTGACACCCACATCTGACGTACGTCCTCCAGGCTCTCAGCCTGCTCGAATGCGTTGACCAGGTTAGGGGAGTCGATGAGTTGCCTGTACTTGGTGGTCAGGTCTTCGATCTTGCCACGCTGAGCGTGCTGCAAGATGTCAGTGAACAGGGCAGTGGCCCTCTTGGTGTGAGACAGTTCCTCAGCAGTCTTAGCGAACCTCACGTAGAACGCCCTGGTCAGGGGACCCTTCATCCCTGTCCACCCTGTGGGCAGGATGCTCTTCCCAAAGTAGGGGACGATGGCCTTGTTGATAAGAGCGTTCCTAGCTGCAGCAGTACCAGCTTCGAGTGGGATGCGTGCAGCAGCAGACCACGCCTTCGCAGCAGGTGCCAGCACGAACACGGGATCAGCGACAATGTAAGTGGAGAGGTCTATGGCCCCTGAGAAGTTATCGAACGCACGAGTACCAGGGTCCATGTTTAGCGTAAGAGCTAAGTTGCGTCCTGGTGTGAGGTACGCACGGTACGGGTTCATCTCCATACCCCACGGTTCCCACCCGAAGAAGGACCCACGGGCGAACGAATGGCTGATACCCTCACGGAAGGGCTTAGTGACGTGCTCGTCGATAGGTGCCCACAGGGTACCGAGACCCTGGAACAACTGCTCTGTGCCTGGTGTGCCACCAAGGTAACCGAGGGCAGTGAGGGGACCTTCGAACACGCCACCACCCTTAATATTAAAACCTGAACCTGGGATCAGTTCCTCAAATAGAAATAAATCAGCCACGCCAAGGGCTGAGCCTGCTGACTTCTTGACCACATCCCACAGTCCAGGTGGGGGGTCGGGTTCTAGCTGCCCTGTCTTGATCTGATACTTCTGTGAGGAACGCCCCGAAGCTGAGATGACAGAGAAGGCGAAGCGTGCCTTACCCTCATCAGTCTTCAACATGTCAGGGTCCTCCATGATCTGAATGGCAGCCCAGGAGAACACCTCACCTATGCCTTGTTCGTCGTTGTTGCGAGCAAAGCTAGCAGTGATAGCATCCATGTACTCTGGCCCGAGGAGGGGTTCGAAATCACGCACGAAACTAAGGTATACTTGGTTCTTCTCTAGGCGTGCACGGTTCTTGAGAACCTCCTGATTGAACGCTTCCAGTTCAGCAGTACGGTCCTCCCAAAGCGCATGGTTAGCCTCCCACACCTCACGGTTAGCTGTGCTCACACCCGTATTCATAGCGAGGAGGTCCAGGTGAGTGGCGAAACGTACGTCGTTCAGACCCTGATAGTCAGGGACTAGCCCATCAGCTTCCAAGTCGTCGAGGGCTGAGAGGTACTGGTCGCTAAGCTCCTCATTGTACAAGTGTTGACTGACAACGGGAGGGAAGTTCTGACTAGGGAGATCAAAGGCTGGTATCTTCCCCTGCTGCAGGTAGTAGGGACGTGCCTGCTGCTCAAACGAATGGCTGAACTGGCCATCGAAATACTCGTGGCCACTGCTGTCGATCTTGACACCCTGACGGAGGTTGAGAGGATCAAAGTCTGATTCGAGTTCAGGTTCAGGGATGCCATCATGGACAACTTTCAACGCTTCCGTTATGGCCTGTATCTGACCTTCAGGAGTGTTGGTGCTGCGTGCGCCACCCTCTGGGGTGGTTCCCTGTTCAACGTTCGGGTTGCCCATTAGAACCCTTCGGAGTTGAGCGTATCTTCAATCAGTCCATCAGCTACACCGAGGTCCATGATCTGACTCTTCGGTGCAGTACGGGTGGCTTGGAGGTCGTTAGCCTGCTGTCGTGCCTGGGCCTTAAGGACAGGGGAAGCGTTCGGATGTTGTGATAGTTGCATGTAGAACCCAGCCCACTTGTCAGCGAGCCTAGCCTTAGCAGGGTCGAACGTGCGCTCAGTTCCCTGCGTAGCCATAGTGTTACCGAGGCGTGAGTTGATGATGTCCATGGGCGCTGGTTGCTGCGCACCCCCACCAACGTCCTGACGTGCGCTCCCACCAGCCTGCTGAGGCACGGCTGGTGCCTGACTACGCACTGGAGCTATACGCTGCCCCTGCTCCAACGCCTGTACATCGCCCTGTTGGAGGTCAGAGTCATGCAATGGGGGCACATCCTGACGTTCCAGGTCATGGCGCTTAGCGTTCTTACCCACACCCTTAGCTGCAGGACCGTTCCCCTGGTTTGGTATACGCCCTCCTGGGCCTCTAGCCGTCAACTTGCAACACCTCCAAAATGGTCACTTTGTCAGACTTGTTCATTACTTTCTTTCGACGCCAGATACCATCGTTGTCTTTAGCGACTACGATTGTGTATCTTCGAGTCTGTTTCTCTACGTGATTAGTGAGCATGGCTGAACGTCTTCTCCCTATAACCTTGGACAAGGAACTTGTGTTGGATTAGGCCACTGAAATCATCATGCAATAGGACAGCAAAATGCTCGCCTACCTGCAACCTGATCGGTGTCCCTGCACGCCTGAAGGTCCACCTGACGAAGAGGAAGTCATTACCATTCCCCCAGGTCTTGATATCTACATCGTAGCAGTACTTCGCCCAATCAGCATTACTGACTATCGAAGCTTGAGAGGTGAAATCATGTAGTTCTGTGACTCCATCCTTAGCGAAGTGCTTGATCTGGATTCCCTCAGATAGGTTCCCTGTTATGTTCCCATAGTCAGCAGCAGCCATACCTGATGTGTCCTCTATCTCCACCATCATGCGCTCAATCCTGGTATCCTCAGTAGCTTCATACCAGAAATGTGTAGGTACGCTGGAAGTGGTGGCACCATAGTTGCCTATAGCGTTCGTGTCACCTGCTGCCAAACCATCGTCAGAGAGGAAGACACCGAACCACTTGTAGACTGGCCCTTGCTGGACACTCTTAGTACCGACAACCTGTTGGTGTCCTTGAGGCCTAGCGTTCCCCGTATGGGCCATTAGCTATGCGATTCTTTGTCGTTGATGTGAGCGTCAAGTTTTCCGTTCATCTCACCCAGCAAGAAGTGGGTCTTCTCCACGTACTCTCCTACATTAACACCATTCTGCGTCTTTAGACGCTTCGAAGTCTTACGGTTCATGTTGGTAGTGATGACCAGGAAGACTCCACCGATGATTGCAACGATCGCTTCCATTAACCCAGCACTCCTGGGTTCACACCAGCAGGCTGCGGAGCAGCCTCACCTGGTGCGCCCTCTTGCGGAGGGGTGGTCAACGCAGAAACATCCTCTGAACCAGCAGCAGCCTGCGCTTGCGCCTGCAACTCTGTCTCATATTCGAGGATAACCTCGGCCAATGGGATACGTTTCTTTGCCATACGTGTCCTCATCTTAGCCCAGACAACCTGATCCAAGCCACCCTGAGATGCTTGGGTCTGGAAGTTAACCATCCCTGCCTCATCCATCCCCTCCAATTCTATCTGACGGAGCGCCTCATCCACATCGGAGATACCAGGCATGGCCTCCATGGCCTGCCTCTTCGGCATCACCCCAGCGTCCTTCGCTTGGAGGTGCATCAGGAACCCCTGATACCCACCAATACCAAACCCGTAATCCACCCGTACGAAGTAGCGTCCCTTGATGTCTTTCTTCGGGATGTACTTGTCACGGAACCTCTTACCACCCAGGTTACCAGTGATGGACTTCTCCATATTAGGCCATATGGTCTCCTCCATCTTGTACGCCACCTTCAACAGGTAAGCCATACCGACACCTATAATGTCCCAATACTGCCCGATAGTGGAGTCAATCGCCTCTGACAACTGCTCCAAGGTCTTCGCACTCGTATACGTACCACGGTTCTGAACCTCACCTGAACGTGACTCAGGGTTCTTGTTAAGGATACGGGAGAAGCGCTCCAGAATGGCTATATCCTGGTCCACTTGTAGCTGCTGAGGGGGTGTGATGATGCCCATGGCCCCCTGCGGGGAGAGTCTGTTCAGGGTCTGAGGCCCAATTCTGAGCTTACCCTCATGCCCTTTCACCCAAATCATTGGGTTGACAAGCTGATCGCCAAAGGCGAGCTTTTGCGTCATCAGTCGGGAGATCGCCACCATGAAGGACACTTGGTCCTTGAACAGACTGAGACCCCACTCCTGGTTGGGGGCGAAAGATTGGAACACGTGCGCTGGTACCATACCCAAGTTGTGTTCCTCGTCGATGACGGAACCACCGTCAGAGACGATAGTCCAACGCTTATCGTCCACATACTCGATGATTGTAGTCTTGTCAGGCTTCTCCCAGGTCACCTGGTGCCCGAAGCCACGACTCACCTCCACCATGCGAGGACGGAGGCCCATAGCCTCAGCAGTCTTGGTCGGTATCTCGTACTTGAAGATGATATCTGCGAGTTCCATGATGGCATTGCCACTCATGCGCTTCGCACGAGGATACGCAGTACGAGGGTCCTTCAGGTCAAAGATGGGACGATTGCGTTCCATGTCGGGTTTCACGATAGCTACGGCCCGTCCGACACCGATAAGCCACCACGCAAGTTGCCACATGAACATAGGCGCAGACGGGTCAGCGTCACGCAAGTACGAATGTGCGATCTTCTCTAACAGCCCAACACGTTTCAACTCTGCATCAGAGTCATTGAGCGTGTCGTGCCTGAACTCGGGGACTCGGCCAATCTGAGTGGCTAGATCATTCCAAGCGAGCTTGACCATATTGATGAGGTGACGAGGCTGGTTCTTAGGGAAGAACGCTTTCAAAGATTCGGGGAGTTTGCCTTCGTAAATCTCAGCGAGCATGGACATCTCAGCCTGGCCATCAGCCCACTCTCTGCCTTTAACCTCGGCATCGAGTCGGTCGTATAGCTGGGTGGACATAGGGTACTCCTGTGAGAACGATTCTCTGTATTAGAAGTACCCAACTACCATATATCCAACCTCGGGGTAGGCCCAGCAAAGTCACCCATGTTCACATCATACACCTGCGCCTGCAAATAGTCGGGCATATCCTCATACCCGTCGAGCATCAACGGGCCAGTATGCTCCAACTCGTACAACAGTTCACGCATCGACAGTTCAGCTAACCAGAACGCCATGGGCACGTCGTTCGGTTTCTTGGGCCATAGGATCAGGGACTTGAGGAAGTCTTCCCAAGCGTCACGGTCACCTGCGTCCCTATAAGGGACGGAGAAGCGCCCCTCTAGGATCATGTGCGCAAGCGTAGGAATCCCAAGAGACGGGTCATTCTTCCTCTCATCGGTGCGCCACTCGTCGATTCGGAAGTTGAGTGGGCCTTGCTGGTCTGTGAGACGGGGGTCCCTAGCGAGCGCTTTCTGGTAGGCGTTGTTCTCGATACGTACTCGGGTGGGTGAGTAAGATCGGACAAAATCAAGGATGAGCGCAGGGTGGCGTTCGGGGCTTTGTCTACGCTGCTCGTAGTCGATTCCAAAGCGTCTTCCACAATGTCGGCAGGCAGCCAACGCAACGATAGCAGTGTAACTTGCACCCTTTCGTTCAGATGCAGCAGGGTCAACTCCCAATGTGACGAGCAAGGGATGATTGACACTGCAGTGGTAGCTGGGCACAACACGAGAAGTCCTAAGGGGATCGAGGATTCCCCCTTCATAGCTATCTGGCACAGGCACGTGCGCTCCCTGGTTGGGGGGTTCAGGCTCACTATAAACTCCCCTTACGACCCGAGGATCGAAGTAGGTCGTTCGTCCCTTGCGCATGTCCTGGTTGTAACACACCTCGAACATGAGGTCACCCAAGGAGACTCGCTGGGCCTCCAAGAACCAGTAAGGGCACTTGTCATGCCACAGTACACACTTGACATGGTTGGGGTCCAAGATGGGATCGCAGCGCTCATAGTAGTGCGCCCTAAATTGGGATACGTAAATCTTAACATTGTCTACTCCATCGTAATCTGAAATATTCTCGATGACGTTCGTCCACATATCTCCAGTTTCGGACGGCTGGAACGAGCCGACTGCGAAGACAGGCGTGTGACTCTCCCTCCTAGTAAGGAGGTTACTTCGAAACCACTTGTAGTCTCTAGCTGTTGTCGTCTCAGACTCAGCGTCGTCAAGGTCTTGGGGGTCATCAACGATAATGAGATCGGCGTCCTTGGAGAGGACGTTAGAACCCTTACCAATCGGGTATATGGAACTCGTCTTCTGAGGGATCGTACGTTTCGCAAGTTGAAAACCTTTCTGATAGGACCACATACGGTTGTCGTCCTTGAACGGCCCGTACGCTTCGATCAAAGCCTCGTTCGTTTCGAACTCCTCCATGACCATGCCCATGTTATCTTGGGAGGTGGTCTTGATACCACTGCAGTAGATGATACGCTTGTTCGGGTCGATCATTAGGATCGTGGCAATACCATGGAGGATGAGGTCAGACTTGCCATGACGTGGAGGCGCAAGAACGATCATCGTCAAGAGCGCCTCCTTCGACACGATCGAATCGTTCACGTCAGGGGGAAGCTCCATAAAGTCCACGACCCACTCGGGGAGTGGGGTCTTGAACACGAGGCTATAGAGGCAATGGTACCAGGCGTGCTGATGCTTCGGAGTGAGGTACGGTCCCTGCTGCGACTTGAAGAACCTTGCACGCAACTCAGGAAAGTTCTCTGGCAGGAGCAGACGCTGTAAATCAGGGTCAGCCTGCATGACCTCCATCTGTTCACGCAACCACTTAAGGTCACGTGAGATAGTGGCAGGGGACGGTGCGATCGTCCCAAACTCTGAAGCTACAAGGTCAGCGAGTTCCCTGGTCGTGCGCCCAACAGTTGATTGTGTAGCGAGCCACGTGCGCCTCTGACTAGTGCTAGACTTCGGGGGGGTCTTCGCCACCAGCAGCCTCATCAAGCAAACGAGTCAAGTCCTCAATGACCTGATTCTTCTGCGAGATCAAAGCGTTACCCTCAGTCACCAACTTCTGAAGTTGAACGTCAGCGTTCGCCAAGTTCTGCAACTGAGTCGCCTTGATCCTCTCCCGATCTAAGGCCGACTCGCCCAAGATGAAAGCGCTGACCGAAGCAGACAGAGCAAATAACTCCTCCGTCTCTAACTCGGTCACTCCTGCAGCATTCAAGAACACAGTCACTAAGACGATCAAAGTACCCAGAAACTTTCTGCTCGTCAACTTCTTCCATACGGGTTCCATGCGCTCTCTCTTTCATAATTGTTGAATACGGCCATCAATAATAGCAACCTGCGCAGGTCTTGAATAACCTGCTTGAGTATAAGGCCCATCAGAATGGCCTATAATCTCTGAAATCAGTGCGCCCTGCACAAGCATGTGACGACACAACACTTCGCAAGTAGCGTACAAGTCTTCAAGGTCTGCAGCAGTGTCCTCACGAACGTGAGTAGTGAAGTGAATTGGTGGCTGGCGCACAGTTACCCTTAAACCTTAGTAGCAGAGTAGTAACTTACTCTCTTGGGAGGAAACCCAACAGGTTTCCGACCCCCCAAGCTCGCTGTAAGTGCGCTCGCTTACCCCCCTACTAAGTAAGTACCCACCATCTCCTCAGAGATGATAACCGAGGTAGAAGAAAGTGCAAACTCTCACTCTGTTCGCCCCTGTTTCAGTACCCTTTGCGGGGTAATCTCCCCTATAGGTCCGATTACCCAAAAAAACAGTAAGTATAAGGGGTAAACCAAGGTAATCTTGGCTTGTTTCGTCGCATTTTCGTAGAGATACACAAACACAAACATCATATTACCTGAAGGGGTGGGGGGTCGCTCGTGCCCTACTCCGTACCCTCTCTCTCACGTGTGGCGTTCGGCTGCCTCTCTGCTCTTCATGATGGCGCCTCGGTTGAATGCCTCCCGTCCATGGCATAAGTAAAGGCCCGCCGTTTGGCGGGCCTTCACTCTTACGTGTAGTGCGTTAGGCCTTCTTGCTCTTGCGAACCTTGCGCACCTTAACGGGCTGATTCATCCAATCAGTCGCATCGACCAGAGCAGTCCCCCGATCGAAGTCCTTGATGCTATGCCGATAGGCACGTGCCTTATTCAGAGTCGGAAAGCTCTTGCGCTTTCCCTCGGTCGTAATGACCGTGTACTTGTTAGGCATTTCTGCCTCACTTTCTGCCTCTATGTGAGGCGTGATCATGGTTTCACGTATCGGCACCTAGAAATAGGGCCGAAAGTCCCTATTGAAGAGGCCTTGACATCGGCGCCATAGTGTGGATCACATCTTGGACGTACGTCTAAGGTTCACGTGTGTGCGCACGTGATGTGTGTGTGTGTGCCTGCGTGCGTGTACTTGAGCAGGGTGGGCTGTCGTTGGACTCTCGCCTGGTGCGCACGTTGGGGTGTTGGATTGGTGTTTGGA